GTTTGGTGTATAGAAGGCGTCAGACTAGTTATAAAGGTACGGTATAAACACTATAAATATTAGTATGACCGAAATTGCATGTTGTTGAAATACAAAGAGAAATTCCATTCTAGGATAGTATATCTATTAATATATAAAAACATAAGACCTATAGAATTGAAATGACAAATGGAAAGCAGCTTCCATACGGTACGGAGAAATATAGGCGTCATATCGCCGGACCTCCATACTTTCTTAGTTTAAAAATTGTTGTTTGTTTTCATAGCCTTAAACTAGCACGTTTTCAGACTAAGTTTTTATAGTCGATCACAAACGCGTGATCAGCCTTCCGTATGGTAAGATTTTAGCTTGACATATGGTAGATTTTGCTTTCCATATGGCAAGCAAAAATTAACATACGACAAGCGAGGATTTCCATATGCCAAGCGAAGCGAGAAAGATCGATCAAGCATGGCGCGCTACTTACAGTGGGATTTCATGCCTATGCCGCGTGCAAGGTGACGAAACCGCTGTAACCGTACTGTTTCCGAGGTACACCAAGCTCGGCCGACGTATGCTCGTGGCGTCTGTGGTGGATCAAAATGTTAGGCCGGTGCTGGCCAACTATCTGCGCCAAGAGCTCGGCTTACCGCGCGGCGAGGCCAACATGACGCGCGTTTCGTTTGTCGGAGTGTGACAAGATGCCTTGCACCAAAGAAACCGCCACGCGGCGTCTCACGGCCCGCTGGCACGAACAATGCTTGGCGTTCCCGATCATGAGAGCCGACGTGCCGCTGGCCCTCTATGTGTCCGGCAAACCTTGCGTATGTCATGCAGCACGATATCCTGAAAAGCTATGACGAGGTCACCCAATGACCAAAGAAGACCTCCTAATCTGGCGCCGCGTGCACAAACTCAAGCAGCACCAGCTGGGCGCCATGCTCAAGCCGCCTAAGACCAGGCAGACGATCAGCAGCTGGGAAGCCGGCCACACGCCGCTACCGGTCAATCTCGCTGCGGACCTGGAGCGCCTGACGTTCACCCTCGCCCCAAAAGCACCGCCCGCAGTGGAATTCCTGACGATCGAGACCGCGAGGAAATACCCGGACCTTGACGTCTACGCCAAAGGCTTTGAGAAAGACCGTGGTATTGGTTCGGAGCACCCAAACGTGATGCTCGGCCCTAACCCCACAGGCGGGCGCTGGCCACTCACTGTGCTTGACAGCCCCGAATACCTCGCCGCAGTGGAAGCCAAGCGGGCCAGGAGGCGATGATGTGCGAAGATGACATCATGCACGAAAACGGCAACTACTGGGTTGCGCGCGACCACAAGCCGTACGTTCACTTCACGGTGTACAAGGCCGGCACCACACACTCCGTAAGCGACAGCGCATATACTGAACTGTCAGTAGCAACAGCGCGGTGCGACTACCTGGCGCGACGCGCGAAGGAACGCACTATCACGAAACCGTGAATTGACCTTTATACAAACTATTATAGCTTGACAACTGTAACACACGTAACAAGAGGGGACATACATGAACGAAGGACCATATTTTGCCGAAGGCACGGAAGCGATGCTTCAGCTGGAGGCGATGCTTGACAAAGTCGGCCTGTGCAACTTGCTCTACGCCGTCGCAAGTGCTGTGCGGCGCAAGGGCGGAACGGGCAAAGCTGAGACAATAGAGACGCTCGCTAGACGGGTGCGGTCATGACCGGCTACATCTTCGATTTCCAGGGCAAAGCCTTCGACCCGGACGGCAGACTGCGCGGCGTCGTGACGCCTGCGCAAATTGCGGCGCACAACGCCACGCTGGCTCAAGCCGAGCTCGAGAGGTGGAATGACAAGCCCGAGCACTTCCTGGTGTACGTGTCGGGCGACGCGATAACGACCTGGTCGGGAGTAGACCTTGGGCGCGTCACGTCCGCACGCACCGGGGCATGGCGCTACCACAATATCGGCGGACACCCGTGCCATCCGTACCGCCTGACGCATATCCGCGTGCGAGGCACCAACGGTGCGGAGTATTACGGCTCGTACGGTTCCGACAATTTGCAAGCCTGCCGCGTGAGGCGGGTGAAGGGAGAATAATATGCTTATGATCGACGACTGTCGTTATCGCCTGCGTTTGCTCGGTATCAGCCACGCAGACGCTCATGACTTACGCTGGATCGCCATGACGCTGCACCGCTGGCACGAGCTTGAGTGTGGCAGCAGTGACAACTATAAGAGTTACTGCGTCACACGCGGCCGGAAGGTCGACGGCAAATTTGTGCATGATGACGCCGGCAAGCCCTTTATGGAAACGCACTTTCACAGCGAGAGCAAGGCGCGTTACTACCCTCTCGCCGACCGCGAGCGTGGTGCGCAGAAACGCCTCGCGAAGATCATGGCGTCCTATCCGCTCTTGACCGCTTACGTTCAGACCGACCCGCGAGGCGCGGCGCTGTACGTCGGCGAAAAGGACCGCATGGCCGTTGCGTATACGAACGGCGTGGCGGTGTACAAATGATCTTCCATTGCAACACCTCATCCGACGAATTCATCGCGTGGCTGCGCTATAACGCGATCAAGGGTGGAATGCCACCGCAGTTCATTGACTGCGTCGATCGTCTCGCCAGCGTGGAAGATCTGGAAGCCGAACTTGCAGATGCCGGGGATGAGCTCGTCGACGCGGAGCGCGACCGGGACGATTTGTTAGAGGAATTGGAAGCGCTGGTGAAGGCGCTCGACGAAAACCTGCTGCCCGACTTGGAAAAGGTTGTTGATCTGACAGACGGCAGCGGCAAAGTGGTCGAGAACGCGCTGGCAGCTGCGCGCAGTGCGATCGAGAGGCACAGTAAATGACACCCATAATCACCTTCGGCCAGCAGATCCACCGCGCGCGCCGGCACCTGCACATGACCCAGGGAGACATGGCGCTTGCGCTCGGCTATGATGCGCAGACGCTGTCGAACTGGGAGTGCGAGCGCACGCGGCCGTGGCCGAAACAGCAGGCGGCGATCTTGCTGCAGGTGCTAGCACTTTACGAGCCGAACGCCGTGACTATCACCCTAAACGATGTTGGGCGCTTAATGGACGCACACCCGGTTATCGAGAGGATGGTAGGGCGGCGACAACGCGTTTGCGAGAGGATATGACATGCTAACCGCACAGAACGGGCACTACTTTCTGGAAAGGATAGCCGATGCCTGACATCTCAATCCACGTCAGCACCAGGTGGGGACGCGCCACCGTCATCGGCGAGACCGAAGCCGGCAAGGCATGGGTCCGGCGCAAATTCACCGAGCCGGCGCCCGTCAGTGTGACAGACGAGGCGGCGCGGGAGATCGAGCAGGAAGCCGTCGCGGAACACCTTGACGTGCTCGTGCGCTGATGACCACGAACGAAATGATCAATGGGCTTTCGGAGCGTGCCGCGCGTTACCTGCTATATGTGATCGACATTGAAGTTCCGCTTAGTGCTGTGTATTGGGATAATACGCAAGATTGGACTGTACCTGAACTGCGCTACCTAGTCCTTACGGCTGCAGCAGACGGACTGCTCATCCCACCGCAGATCGCGCACGCATTCGAGGATATGCACTAAAACCGAGCCCCACAAATGGCCGCTGGTACGTTATTTCGGACATCGAGCTACGTAAGTACCCCCTAGATTTGAGAATAAACCGTGGATATTGTAACACTTGATTTTGAAACTTTTTTCGACGACGGTTACACGTTGTCAAAGATGACGACGGAGCACTACGTACGCGATCCGCGTTTCAAAGCCCATGGCGCAGGAATTCGCTGGCCGGACGGCCGTGTAGAGTGGTTTGACGATGGTGCGCACTGCACGCTGCGCAACAAGCTCCGTGGGATCGACTGGGACAAAACCGCCTGCCTCGCCCACCACGCTCATTTCGATGGGCTGATCCTCAACCACCACTACGGCATTCGGCCGGCGTTCTGGTTTGACACGCTGAGCATGGCGCGTGCGTTGATCGGCAACCACCTATCCGCGGGGCTCGGCTCGCTTGCCGAACAGTTTGGGCTCGGCGCCAAAGACGTGCCGTATGACGTATTCAGAGGAAAGCACTGGTCCGAGTTGACGGACCATGAGCAACGGTGGGTAGGAGAGGGGTGTTGTCACGATGTACAGCTTACATGGGATATTTTTCTTCGTCTCGCGTCCGCGTTCCCAGATGAGGAGTACGAACTCGTCGACGCGACCGTGCGCATGTTCACCGAGCCTAAGCTGGTCGGTGACACCGATCTACTCGCTGAAATCTGGCAAGAGGAACAGGCTGCGAAGGCAGCGCTACTTGCCGAGCTGGGCATTACGGGCGAGGCGCTCCGCAAGAACGAAGTCTTTGCCAACCTATTACGAGCGCGTGGCGTCGAGCCAGGTGTGAAGGCCGGGAAGCCGGATAAGGACGGGGGTGAACGCGAGATATATGCGTTTGCGAAGACTGACGTTTTCATGCGCGATCTTTTGGAGGGGGACGATGATAGCTTGGTTTTGCTCGCAGAAGCTCGACTATCCGAAAAATCAAATCTCGTTGCAACTCGCAGTGCAAGATTGGGCTGGATGTCAACCAGAGGCTCGATGTGCGTGTACCTCGGATACGCAGCCGCACACACTAAAAGGTGGGGAGGCGGCGATAAAACCAACTACCAAAACTTCCCCCGACCCAAAGAAATCCCTGAAGGGTTGAAGCCCACCGAACAAATGAAGACGAGTGCGAAGCGCGCCGCGAAGATGCAGCGCACCCAACGCGCGCCGCCAGGCCACCTGCTCGTCATCCGCGACGCTTCGCAGATCGAGTGCCGGCTGCTCAATATGTGCGCCGGTCAGTGGGACAAGGTCGAGGATTTCAGGCTCGGTCGAGATCCCTACGTCGGTGTGGCGTCGGCGTTCTTCGGCTATGAGGTGAACAAAAAAGATCATCCCGACCAGCGCCAGGTCGGCAAGGTGCTGGAGCTGCAGTGCGGCTATCAGTCGGGAGGCGCCAAGATCAAGCACACGCTGCGCACGCAAGCCGGCGTCCACCTGACCGACGAGGAAGGTGTGCGGGCACGCGACGCTTACCGGGCAACCCACCCCGCGGTGCAGAGCTATTGGGACACGGCCGGCTATGACGTTCTGCCGAAGATGCACGCCGGCCAGGAATTTAGTTGGGGAATATTCCACATCCGCGAAAAGCGGCTCTACGCACCCAACGGGCTGTCGATCGACTATACGACGCTGGAGTGGCATGTCGCTGAAAACGGTGACAAATTCTGGCGGATCAAGACCCGCGACGGATGTACCAAGCTGTACGGCGGCAAGTTCACCGAGAACGTCATTCAGTTCGCCGCGAGGGTGCATGTCTCACAGGCTTGGCTGCGTTGCCGCCGTGCCGGACTTGACATGGTGAGTATGGAGCATGATAAGCTTATTGCCTGCGTACGTGAGGGTGAAGCCGAGGCTGCATTTGCGTACATGGGCCAGGAGATGTCACGGGCGCCCGAGTGGATGCCTGAACTTCCCCTGGACAGCGAAGGATATATCAGCGACACGTTCGCTAAACCGGAGAAACCATGAGCGACATCCCCAACGTTGCCCCGCGTCCCGCCATCCCGTCACGCGCCGCGGGCGAAGCGCCTAACCAGACGGGTCCGAATTTTGCTGCGCAAGTACCGAGCGCCGCGCCACCGCCGATGTTTGACGATGACTGCCGCACAGCGCCGTTGCCGCCCGGAGCCGTAGGACGCAGCGGACCAATACTCGGACGCGGCGAGAAAGCCGCCCACACGCGCGTTCGTAACGAGAAGCTGAAGGCGGTCGAGATCAAAAAACTGAAGGCTAAACGCGCTGCGGCGCTCAAAGCGAAGAAGGGAAAAACGGTGAAAAAACCAACTAATCGGCAGTCGTTGCGCGCTGCCAAAGCGCACCTCGCGCCGGGCAAGCCGAAGCGCGTACGTCGTCCGGTCCTCCACGCGATCCCCGACAGCAAGCCCGCTAAAAACCCCAACCGTCCGCTCGAAATGAAGAACCAACTGGCGGCGGTGCTGGCGGTCGTGTCGGACCTCAAGGGCGCGGAGCTCACATTCTTCTCCGAAGCCTGCAAATCGCTGCAGGACCTCACGCACGCCGGCCGTAAGCGGGTGATCGAGGCACTTGGGAGGGTGTACGGGTGAAACTCCCTATCGGCACATACACGTTCTATAACAACATGGAAAATTGCCCGCATAAAGCGTGGCATTTATATGTGCTGAAGGACATCCCGCGTACCGAAAGCCCGGAAATGAAATGGGGCAACGACGTACACACGGCCATGGAGAACGCCATAGCTAAAGGTACGCCGTTGCCTGACACCATGAAGGACGCAGTTGAGGTAGCATCCGCCTTTCGCCAGATTTACGATAAGCTGCCCACGCTTGTCGAGGCAAAGCTGGCGATGACAGCGAGGGGTGAGCCCTGCGACTTCTGGGACGACAAACTCGCGTGGTTCCGCGGCAAAGCCGACGTGTCGGTGTTTACAAACGAGCGCGCGACCGCCTGGATCGTCGACTGGAAGACTGGCAGTGTCCGCGAGGATCCCTTCGAGCTCGAAACCAACGCGCTTTTGCTGAAGGTCAACCACCCGACGCTTACCGAAGTGATCGGCGAATACTACTGGATAAAGACCGGCAGCAAAGGGCTGCGCTATACCCTTACGAAGTTCGGCGACACGTTCGCCAGGCTCCAGGCGCTGCGCGCCGAGGCCGAAGGCTACATGCGATCGGGCGAGTGGCCCAAGCGCAAAAATCCGCTGTGCGGCTGGTGCGGAGTTCTCAGCTGCGAGCACAACACCAGCCATAAGAGGAAGTGATGAGCGTATATCCAGATGGGACGTGCTATGTGTGCCGAAAAGGGGGCGCCATGCCGGGTGAACAGTGCCCTAATTGTGGGTGCACACAGCCTGGACCCGCGCCCGTCACCCGCGTCCCCGGTAGGCACATCCGCGTTGTCACGAAGCAGGGGCTTTGGTTCGACATGGACATGCAGGTCGGCTTTTCCATGGTCACCTTCGTGACGGCGATCAAAGCGATGGGGCAGCTTATCAACGAAGCGGTGTACCAGCCGCACGATAACATCGCGACCATATTCGTATGGTCTGACGCGGCGCCTCCCAAGGACGGTGGAGTGAACCTCCCTACGCCGACAGTGCCAGGGACGGAGACGAAGCAGTGAAAATGGTCACGATCGACTTGGGTCTGGTCGGAGAGCGGCGTCACAACGAAGCCATTGTACCGATGCAACCGCCTTGTGCCTGCAAAAATTGGGAGCTGATGCCGTACATATCGAACCAAAACGGTTTGAGGTATTTTCACGGTTATCAATACGAGGTGTCTAACGAGACGGCCGCCGTGCTCTTAGCGAAAATGGAGATGTACCGAAATGAAAACTGAGGAAGGCAAGCTTAAGGACAAAATTCGCGCCTACCTCAAAGCCCAAGGTGCGTACGTTCACATGCCTGTGCCGAGCGGCTACGGCACGCCGACCCTCGATTTCGTTGGGTGCTACCGCGGCAGGTTCTTCGCGATCGAGACCAAGGCGCCGGGGAAAAAGCCTACGGCGCGTCAGGATTTCACCATGGGCGAGATGATGAAGGCGGGCGCGTTCGTGATATGGGGTGACAATGCCGACGAGCTGATCGGGAAGCTTGCGACGTTCTTTTTGAGGTGTAAGTGATGGGTAACCCGCTGAAGCTGCGTACTATCAAAACGCTACATACGAAGGTACTCGCGTACAAACTGCGTGTCGATCGGGTATTTGGCGAATATGACCCTGGCGATGACACTTACGAAGGTGACGTCCAACGAGCGATTGAAAACTTGCTAGACAAGCTGGAAGCCGCTGTGGGCCACCTTACTCCAAAATGACCTTCTGGCACGACCAGCAGACCAACAGCTTGGTGTACGACACGCCGCTGCGCGACCGTATCCTGCCGTACCTGCATGGAGGCACACCACTCCACAACGGCTATATGGCCTGCCCTGCGAACCTGTATAATTGTCAGGTGCTCGCGTACTGTAAACTTCCCGTTATCCCCATCGTCGATCAGACTTACGATTGGCCAATCAAGAAGCCCTGGCGTCCGCGCGAGCAGCAAAAGCTCATGACGAATTTTATGGTGATGAACCCGCGGTCGTTCAATTTGTCGGACATGGGAACGATGAAAACGTTGGCGACGCTATGGGCTGCGGACTACGTGATGCAGCAGCATCCATGCACCAAGGCCATCATCTGCGCGCCGCTCTCGATCCTGCAGCGTGTATGGGGTGACGCGCTCACACAGCACTTCCTCGGCCGGCGCACCTACACTATAGTGTACGGCGACGCGAAGAAGCGGCGAAAGCTTCTGGCACAGAATACCGATTTCTACATCATCAACCACGACGGCGTTGGCATCGGCGCCAAGAGCGAGAAGTCGAAACTGAAGCTCGAAGGGCTTGCCAATGACATCGCCACTCGACAGGATATTGGCATATGCATTATCGACGAGGCTTCCGCGTACCGAGACGGAACTACTCGAAGACATCGGATTGCTCGTGCAGTGCTTGCACACAAGCCTTACTTCTGGCCTCTCACCGGAACACCAACAGCGAATGGTCCTCTCGATGCACATGGCCTTGCACGCCTTGTCAACGGAGCTTTTGGTGAAAGTTTTCACTCGTACAAAAATCGGGTGATGTATCGCCTCTCGCAGTTCGTGTGGGTACCCCGCGTCGGCGCTCACGAGCAAGCGTACCAACTGCTGCAGCCATCAATCCGCTTCGAGATGCGCGAGTGCACCGACGTGCCGCCGTGCACCGAGCAGATGCGGGACGTGGAGCTGAGCGCCGAGCAACAGAAATTGTACAAAGAGCTTAAACGTGACTTGCAGCTTATGCTTGAAAAAGGACGTGTCGACGTACCTAACGAAGCTGCACTGCGCGGAAAACTCATACAAATTTGTGCTGGAGCTATCTACGGCAAGGATGGCAACGGAAAGCGTACCGTTACATATCTGGACTGCGCTCCGCGCTTTGCCGAACTGCGCGCCGTGATCGCGGAGGCTAGTCGCAAGGTTGTAATCTTTACACCCTTGACAAGTGTGGTACATATGATATATGACAATCTCAAAGAATATAGTCGCGCCTACATAAACGGCGATGTACCGACGAGCGCACGCAACGAGATACTTTCTAGCTTTCTTCATGCGAAGGACCCCCATATTCTTATAGTGGACCCTGCTACTACGGCACACGGGATCAACGAAATGGTTGCGGCGTCGGTTGAGGTTTGGTGGGGCTGCACGGATAGGACCGAGCTATACCTGCAAGGTAAGCAGCGGGTCGATCGTCCCGGTCAGATTGGCGCGACCACCATTGTCCAACTAGCGTCAACGCCGGTTGAGCGTGAAATCTTCAAACGCGCCGCCAGCAGTCAATCGATGCAAGGCGCCATCCTCGATCTAGTGAGAGCAGCATGACCGACCTAGTAAAGAATGCCAGGGTTGCCCTTCGCGCTGCAGAGAAGCGCTTAGAACAAGCGCTGCGCACGCAATACCCTGTGGGTCACCCGATAGTGTGGCAGCGCGGGGGACACAACCAGCTAGGTCACCTCACGCGGCACGGCTACGGCGATCGGTTTCAAGTGCTGAACGCGCGCACCAAAAAATTGGTGTGGCTTTCTTCCGGAGACATTATATGACAACCCCCACCCTCGGCGATTTGATTGACAAATATAAAGAGCTTGAGACCTACGTCGAGGCTGAAGACGCCGCCTACGGCGCAGCGATGAAACCCTACAAGGATGCCATCAACCTGATCAAAAGCGCCGTGCTGGCCGAGCTTCAGCGCACTGGGCAGCAGAATGCGAAGTCCGAGAACGGCGGCACTGCTTATCAACAGACGAGCATGAGTGTCAAGGTTGACAACCGCGAGCAGTTCCTCGACTTTATCTCGCAACAGGGGCGATGGGACATGCTTGACGCGGGCGCCTTGAAAGAGCCCGTCAAGGACTGGCTTGATAAGAACAACGGCGTCGAGCCGCCCGGTCTCAAAGTTTCGTATTTCACCAAGTGCAACATTCGGAGATCGTGATGAACACTCCCCTACCTCGCCGACGAATTGTCGACGATGCCACCAGCGGCCTCGGTTCGACGCGCGGCCCGCACCTCTCGATCCGCGGTGGTCGCTTCCGGCTGATCGCCGCGACGGAGGTGTTGCTCGACACGCACTATGTCGACATCATCATTGTGGACGCCAACCGGAACTCGGCGCGGGTCTACTTCGAGGGCGACTTTGCCGACAACACCGACGAGCCCCCGGCATGTTTCAGCGATAACGGCACCGGACCTTCGACGCAGTCCATGTCGCCGCAGTCGACAACATGCGCTATCTGCCCTCATAATGTCCGGGGCTCCGACCAGACGTTCACCGGCAAGGCCACGACAGCCTGCAGCAACCGAAAAAAGCTCGCCTTTATTCTCCCCGACGACCAGTCGTGCACGGTCTACGAATTCCAGATCCCGCCTGCCAGCTTGACCGGGTTGCGCACCTACGGCGATTGGGTGGGCGCTCAGATGTGCCCCCATCGTAATGCGCCGGCCGACTTCGCCGACTTCGTCACCCGCGTCAGCTTCGATCCGGCACGCCAGTTCGTGCTGGCGTTCCAGGCGGTGTCCTGGGCCGATGACGAGCGCACCCTGCAGATGCTCGAATACATTGTGCAAAATAACCTGTCAGACGCGGCGGTCGGCCGCAATGACGTCGCCCACGATCCAGCCTTCGTCGCGCAAATGATCGCCGCTCGCAGGCAGGCATCAGCGGGCGCCTTGGGAAGCAACCCACCCTCCCCCGCACTGCAGTCCGGGCAACAACAACAACTCCCACCTCGCCAGGCAGCCCCAGCCCCCCAGCCCCTGCCTGCCGGCGCCCCGGCCGCGCCCCGAGCCCCGCAGGCTCCCAGGCGCGGCCGGGGACCTGCGAAGGCACAGGCTCAGCTGCCGCCCGCCTCCCCTTCGCCGGCAGCACCGTTTATGGCCCCGGCTGCTGCCCAACCTGTGGCCTTCCCGTCGACGCCCGCGGCAACCGCACCGATCGCACACGCGCCCCCTGCGCAGGCTGTATCGAGTACTGACGGCATCCCTGCGTTTCTCCAGCGCAGTGCCGACAACACGCCGCCCGCGCCCACCCCGCCTCGGTTCGGCATCGGCACCCCGCCCGCGCCGCCTGCCGCGATCGGTGAGGCGTTGGCGCAGGCGATGAACCTGCCGACGAGACGAGGATGAGTTCCTTCGCGCAGCGGCTCGCCGCGTGTAAAAAGCACGGCGAGCTGACAATCTCGGACCTGGCGCACTGGTTCGCGCGGCCGGTCTGCACCGTGCGGACGTGGCTGCCCGAACACGGCGGGCGCGATCCGCATGGGCCGGCTGGCCGGCTTGCGCAAGAGTGGCTTACCCGCCTTGAGCTCTGCATCAAGAGAAAACGTGGCTTTCCGGTGCCTGCGTCGTTAAGCTGGCACAACAGACCAACATACATCCGGGAACAGCGCGATGATGCGGGACGAAACGTTGGCGTTCCTCGCGTGCGTGCTACCGGCTGAGGGCTACTACTGCGCGGTCGTCTTTGACAGTCCTAACCCGAAGCCGGGCGTCGACTTCCCGCGACAAAAGTTCTGCTCGACGATAGAGGAACTGACCGATGTCATATTGGCAAGCGACAAAGTCGGCACGACGGTATTTCATGGCTGCGCAGCGTACGTCGATCCGCGCGTCGCAAAACCCCGATCCCAAGTCAACGTCCGCGCGTGTCGGTCCCTTTGGCTTGATGTCGACGCAGGATCCGATAAAGCCTATCCCGACGCGCGCGCCGCCGCGCAATCCGTCGCCAATTTTTGTGCTCGTGTGGGTCTGCCTGTGCCTGTCTTTGTCGGTAGCGGCACTGGCATTCACTGTTACTGGCCGCTTGCTGTCGAGCTTGGTCCCGCCGATTGGAATGTCTACGCTAATGGACTTAAAGCCCTTTGCACCGTAGAAGGACTGAAAGCCGACCCGTCGCGAACGAGCGACATATCGAGCATCCTGCGACCACCAGGGACTTACCACCGAAAGAACGGAGAGAACCTTGTCCAGGTCGACCCACGCAGCCTACGCCGCTTTGATCTCGGCACTCTTAGCACTCTCTGTGCCGCTGCTCGGGTACAGCCTGCTCATCAGCGACCAGATCGACGAAGCGTACCGACAGGTTCGATCCTCGAACGAATTGTCGGCGATGCAAGCTACAGCGCCGTATACGCTGACGATATCGCAGACGAATGTGGTCAGCTTAACCATTTCCGTATCACAGGCAATTTACACGAACCTCTATGGTACGCAGGTCTTGGCGTGCTCGGGTTCTGCCACGACGGCGACGTACGTGCTCATGAATGGTCGGCAAGAGATTATACAGGCTACAGCGCCGGGGGGACCTCTTTCAAGCTTGACCGCGCTCGACAACTCACCGGCGCCACCACCTGCGCAAAATTCCACGACGTCAACCCAGGCGTCTGCCCAAGGTGCCCCCACTTCGGCCGGATCAAATCTCCCATCGCTTTGGGGTTCCGACATCCAGAGCCTGCAATTCAGTTCACCACCGTTGCGCCGCCTCTCACCGAAACCGAAGACGGCGGGTTGCAACTGCCACCCCCACCATCACCGTTCATATGGTCGGCGAGAAATCAGCTTTGCATCACCCAGGAAGACAACAATGGCGGCAGCATCGCGACTGTGGTCAGCGAGCATCCAGTCTACCTCGAAGGGGTGCAGACCGGAGAGCTCGAACGCTCGTCGTTCAGCTATCTGTTCAGGAAATTCCTGCCGCACGAAGGCTGGTCCGACGTCATCATTGACGCGAAGACACTCCATAGCTCGGCCGGCATTTCTGAGATGTTCGGCAAAGGCGTCGTCGTGCATGATGCTAAAGCTTTTTTGAAGTATGCGAGGCACGCAGTGGATGAATATCATGCCGAGGAAGTCACCGAGACCCGCTACGATCAGTTCGGGTGGAAAAACGAGAATTCATCGTTTCTATTCGGGAAAATGCTTTACACATCAGTGGGACCGGTCGAAAGCATTGGTGCCAAAGAAGTACAAGCTCGATCGCAGTGGCTCGGGCCTCGTGCCCGCGGTTCCGTACAAGCATGGACCGAGGCCGCAGATAGTCTCTTTGCTGCGGACATGGAAGCGATATCAAGCGTGGTACTCGCCTCGTTCGCCGCTCCACTTATGCGGTTTCAGTCGGCCGAAGAAGGCGGCGCTATCATCCATCTCTTTACGCCGGGGAGCGGGCAGGGCAAGACAACCGCACTCATGGGTGCCTGGACAGTATGGGGCACGAAGGAAGGTCTTACGCTCACCAACGAGGATACCCGCGTCTCGAAGCCAATAATGATTGGCACGCTCGGCAACCTGCCGGTGATTTACGACGAGCTGCGCGACAAGGATCCCGAGGTGATCAAGCGCATGGTGGTGATGTTCACCGAAGGCCGCGATCGCATGCGCGGCACGGTCGACGGCGGCATACGTCACACCAAGGCCAATTGGCAGACAATCATGCTGTCGGCTGCGAACCTCTCGCTGATCGACCAGCTGCAGACGGACGGCGTCGACGCGCCGGCCTTTCGGGTCATGGAGCTTTCGACCGAGCTCCCCGCCAACATCGACAAGAAAAAGGGTGATCAGCTTAAAAAGGTCATGGCCGAGAACGCGGGTCACGCGGGCGACGCGTATCTGCGCTATCTGCTCAATCCCGACGTGTTGGCGTGGACGAAAGCGGCGTTGGAGAAGTGGACGCAAGACATTTGGGATGTAACGCGTGCGGACAGCGCGCATCGGTTTCGCGTACGCGCTGTCGGCGCGATTGCCGTCGCCGCTGCACTTGTCAACAAGCTCGGCATCCTGCATTTCCAGACCAACCGGATCGTCGAGTGGCTCATTGACGAGATCGGCCAGGGGCGCCATCAAGGCACGGTGAGCGCTGTTACGTCGATCGACGCGGCGATCGGCGCGCTCGGCAACTTCATCAACGAGCATTACGGCGAGACCGTCGTCGTCCCCGACAAGTATCAGCCAAAGCGGCACATGGTGCCGATCTTAAAGCCTCACAACAAGTTGTCGGTGCGCTACGAGATCGCGCCAGCTCGTGTGTTCATTTCGTGGAACGTGTTCAACGAGTGGGCGATCAGGCGTCAGATGTCGGCGCGTACCATCGTCGAGCAGTTGCTCGACGCACAGATCGTGGTGTCTAAGAAGCGCGCCTGTACGCTCGGCGCCGGCACCGACATCCCTGGCGCCCAGATACCCTGCATCGAAGTGAACGCGTTGCACCCCGCGATGAGCGGGCTCGTGACGACGGTCACGGAACTTCGAGGGGCACAAACTGTTGCGGAATAAGCGGGAGAAGATCATGAGCGAGCGGGGTGGATTATCGTTTCTTGGAAAGCAGCAGGTTCACGTCTTGAGTGTTGCTGCTAATGCCACTATTGGCATTCCAATCTATCCGCAGGACCGAGCGCAAGAGCGCGTCTGTGATTCACTGGTGAAGCGTGGCTTGCTCAAACTAGACGGTCTGAAAAAGAAATACGTGACGCCGTGCTACCACATCACGGATGGTGGCCGCCGTATATATAACGAAGTTAAACCGGCGAGTTGATGCACCATGACTGCGGAGGGAACGTGATGTGTGAGTGGAAGCCGATAAGTGAGCCGCCGACAACCAGTAAAGAAGGTGCGTCGGTGCGTGTACTTGGCGTTATCAAAGGTGGTCATCATGTCTTTGCTTCCTACACGCCCTATTATCTCGGACATGCCGATGAGGCCAAAATGCTCTGGACTTGCGAGCATTTTGGCTGGGCGGAAAAGCCTACACATTGGCGACCGCTCACGCAGCCATCGCACTAACGCGGCATCACAGCGCGTCGATCGTAGTCACCTGTTGCGGTGATGGTAGTCGCGCCGCTGTCTCGTTCACCAGCCGCAATAACGCCGGCAACCGATCGAGCGTCTGCCGGCGAAGGCGCGTCTCGTCGACCTTCGCTTGTGTCGCAAGCACCGTCGCGATCACGGATGTTTTGGCGCGGATCGTAGGACCAAACGCACCATCTGCGCCAGCGTCTCCCGGATTGAGCTCCAGGTCGAGCACGTTCTCGGCGTTGGCCAGTGCCTTCTCGGTTACGCGCTCAAGCTGAGTGGAATTGTCGAGAACTCCATGCCCGTCGCGTAGCCCATCCGCTGCAAATCGGGCAGCTGCTTCTTCAGACGCCGTCCGATATCCGTCCGGTACATCGGGGAGTTGGGCATGATCAATGTCTTTAAGCGACGGTATACTGTGTCGGTCGCCGTCTTCACGTCGTGCCCCGTGCCCGACATCACCAGGACGTAGTCCCCCGCCGTCACCATCATGGGCACGACCGCGAAACTGTCTTTGATCTTGATCGGCGCCATGCCCATCATCATCTCGCAAGGATGAACGTGATCCCACGTCTCCTGCTTGAGCCCGTAGATCGGTACGCCGATCACTTCCTTCCTCGTCAAGTGCGAGTACGGATAGTCGGGTATGGAGACGACTACGCCAGCCGCCACTCCGTTCATCACCCAGTTGTGTGCGTCCTTGCCGTGCCATAGGTTGTCAAGCCACTCGACGTGATCGCCCTCGTGGAGCGCCTGCTGGATGTTGAACGTCGGCCAGCCGGGGCGCATGGTGAATTCCAGAGGCCACGGCGTACCATTGTCGTCGATTATACAATTGACGTCAACGTACCCGCAGTAGTGGGCGCGGGCGAGCTCGTCTGCGAGCGGCGCCAAGACTTTGCGGGCGAGCTTCGAGGTGCGCACGTAGCGAAGAATAGTGCCCTGCTCGCCGGTGGCCACCCCCATGTCATCGTTCATTAGCTTTTTGAATTCAAAGTTCTCGCACCAGCCGGCGTTGAAGCCGCCAGGGCCGAACCAGGCCCCCACGGCCATCTCGATGCCAGGCATGAATTCTTGCAGGATGAACGGCGACTTGAGCTTGCCGAGCTTCTTCCACCGCTGCAGCATGTAAATCATGTCGGCTGGCGTCTTCGAGCAGTACGACAGCGCCTTGTCGGCGTCGCCTGACGGCTTCGACACAAACCGCCGATCCTCGCGCTTGACGTAGGCGATGGCCTGATCGTAGTCGTTGAATTCCTTATAGGCGGGCACTTCGATGCCGTGTTTTTTGAGCACCTTCATGCCGACCGTGCGATCGAGCTCCCATTTCGCCGTCTCGATCGAGGCGCCGACCGCCTTCACCCCTTCGTCGCGCCAGCGCTGATCGAGATCGTAGGTGTAAAACGTGTTGTCGGTCATGAAGACGAGGTGCGCCCACCGCACCCACTGACGATAATCGTCGACCAGCGTCACGAGCCCTTTGCCGATGTGCTTGGTCTTCTCGGTCTTGCGGACGGCTAGCCGCACCTCGTGGCCGTCGCGCTGAGCGCGGAGCGCGAAGTCGAGGCCGTTACCTTGGGGATCTATGATGAGAACACGCATTTAGGGCACTGGATGTCAGAGCTGTGGTCCGAGACCTTCCACCCCTGCCGCCGCATGTCGGCGATGAATAAATGCGGGTGCACCGGATCGCTGGCTTCAAGCGTGTTCTTTTCGCCGCAGCGCGAGCACGTGATCTGCAGCATCGGCTTTTTACCCGGCTCACTCATGTTCTGCGCCATTGCCCGCGCCGGGCGCTCGAAAGGGCTGCTCGGAACCGGGTAAAGGGGCGTTCGACAACTGGTTGATGGCGTTCTCGGCTGCGGTAATGGCGGTGTCCTGCTCGTCGAGATGTGCGTCCCACTTGCTGAATACGTCATCCCCGCGCTTCGCCAGCGCAGACAGTCGACCAGCGAGCTTGTCGGCGCGAGCCTCCAGCGCCTTGACCGCGGCCGGCGCGGCGGTGGCGATCTCCTGTAATTTGCTCATCTGTCGTTCCTGTTCGCGTAGCCGGTTAAGCAGCGTCAACCCATTGAGCGTCAATACGCGCATTATTTGGAAGCGAGGTGTTCCTGCAGTGTACGCTCTGCGCGCAACGCCGCCGACTTATACTTTTCGTAGCAGCCCTCGGGGCAGAATGGCAGCTTCTCGGCCGTCGCAATACCCAGTGGCCGCAGCTTCCAGTAACCGGACTTCCCGCAGTAAGCGCAGTCGTTGATCGGGGGCTTTGCCATCAGTCATACAGCCTTTGTTGTGCGCGGTCGTGTCGCTCTTTGGTCTTCCACTGGCTGCCGTGAATTTTTTTCATCATATCCTCGTACCCTTCCGGGTCGGTTAGGTAGCGGGGCGCGGTGCGGGCGCCGAGCAGTTGCTCGCCGAGCGACACATTGCTATCGTCTTTTCTGCCCTTCGCCAAGTTGCGCAGCGAGATCGGGCCAAAATTGTCGGTCACGTAGTTCCAGAATTGAGTGTACCACGGCGGCGCTTCCTCGGCTCGCGAAAAATTCGGGTCGCCCCGCCAGTCGGAATTCCAGAACAGGTCCCACACCTGCCGCGGTCCGGTGCCGACCTTGTTGCCGATCTCCTGTTGCGGGTTTTCGTACATCCCGAAGACGTCCTTCTCGGGACCGGGCATCAGCAGGCGCTCGGGCTCGCCCGTGGCTGCGTCGATGCCGCCTGTCTTCGGCGCCATCAGGTCTTGCGCGCTCTCCGGCCCTTCGCCCGTTTTCCACAGCTGATACATCATCGACAGTGTGCCGTAGACGATCGGCATGGCGATGGCCATGTCCATCTTTTGTGTCCAGCGCCCGTCGTTCGGGGCGATGCCGGTGGGCCTTTTAAAAGGTGCGCGAACGACGTCACGGGCAGCGCCGCCGAGCATCCGCACGTCCTGGCCGACCGACCACGACCACGACCGCAGCGCGACGGTGCCGAGTTGCTTAATAAACTTGTTCATAAATATGTTGTCTTGCACCATCTCGCCGAAGCGGTCGTCCATGCTGTCCCAAATCTGGCGCGCCGCCTTGGTGACTTCCTCGGGCGCGGCCTGTGGGTGCACCTTCATCCAGTTGGCGAGGTTTTCTTTAAAGGCGCCCGCTTTGACGGCCGGGATGTATTTGTCGAACAGCGGCGCAGCGATCGTGTCCATGATCCGCCCGACGTGCCGCGCGCCGACCTTGGCGGCGCCGACCGGGCTTCCCATCGCCTCGGCGCGATCGGCCGCAAGCTGAAGCTTCAGCGCACCACGCTTGAACGCTTTCCAGTAGTCTCCCCCTTTGGAGAATTCATATTCAGGCGCATAATCACGGCCGGCGACGCGCCCGCCCGCCTTCGTCAGTTCATCAACGATGCCCTCAAGCTCTCTCGTGCCGGGGCGCAGGCCGAGGTATACTTCTTTGACCGTGCCACCCTGACGCGCATAGTTGACGGGCGCGAACGGCGTCTTCGCCACCTGCTTGATAGCCTCGATCGGCTTGCCCTTGCGCGCGAGATAGATCGCCTGGCTTAACGAGTTGTCGAGCGCGGCCTTCGCGACCGTCATTGTGTGGTAGCCCGACAGCGACAGTTCGAGGCCGGTGATCGCGTTCGCGGTATGGCGCACAGCGTCGTAGCCCTGCTGCAAGGCCGGGTCGAGCTCGGCGATGCCGCGCGAGATGTAGTTATTATAGACGCGTGCCCAGCCTTCGGGCGCGTACGCGACCTGCGGGCCGGCCGGCGTCGTTCGCTTCCCAAGGCGCCCCTTTAACTCCACCTCGCCGGGCAGCTGTTTGCCGGGGGTGCGGTAGTTGACGGTGCCGAGATTGCGCGCGGTGTCGAACACTTCGTTCTGCGCGATGAAGCGGTCGGCGTTCGTCACGTACCGAATGGTGGCGGCGATGGGATCGGTCGTCAGAGGTTCGAGCCCTGCGGCCAAGCCATCAGCGACGGTCGGAAGCGTACGCCCTTTGGTGAAGCCACCGCTGCCTTGCTTACCGAAGCCGGCGAGAAACTGCTGCGCCTTCTGTGGGTCTTTCCACATGTGGGGATAATAATCCTCTATAAAGCTCAGCTGCGCGGTCGACGGCAGCGCCTGGAGCTTCGCCATGCGCTTGTCAAAGGCGCCCTTCATCGTGTTGGCCAAGTCCTGCAGCGCCGGGTCTTTCATCTGGAGCCCGGAGAATTTGCTGGAGCGACCCTCCACGTAGTCGATAAAATTGAGGCGATCCTGCGTCGGCAGCGCGTTTACGGTCTTCCATGCTGGTTCGAGAGCCGCGGTGGTCTTGGCGCTATCACGCGCTGCGGTGCCCGTCGCTTCGCGGATCGCAGCCGCGGCGTTCTGCGCGCTGGCATCAACAGTCTCGGGGCTCGCGATATTCTCGATCACCTTACCGGCGTTGCGCGCGGCGTCGAGGGCTGGCGTCGCCAAGCCCCCTGCCTGCAACCCTTTCCACCGTTCTGTAAGGTCATCCCACCCCATTTCTTTGGTAAATTTCTGTACGCCTTCGGGCTTAGCACTTAGCGGGGTAATCTCGCCGCGCTGAAGGTCGCCCATAAGGTCGTAATTATGGGGCCCGAATTTGGGTGCTCCTGTTTCGGGGGCGACCCTTTCGGGTTTTCCACCTCCACCCATCATCATAGCGATGTCGCCACCTGCTTTAATTTCCGCGCTGCCGATCGCGCGCGCGTTCTCAGCGTCTTCTTCGCTCATGGAGCCTTTGCGTTGCACGTTTTGCGAAAGGTCCGTAGCCGCGCTGGCGATCTCACCGGGCTTCTTCACCACGTCGATCGCGCCCTTGACCGCTGCCATCGGCATCTGGCTGACGACACCCCACACGTTCGAGCGCCCTTCAGGCGTCGTCAGGAGTTGCGAACCTTTGGGCAGATCGCCGGATGGCAAGAGCGAGCGGCCCTTGGTGTCCTGCGTCGCCGGCAGATGGCTCACCACTTTCCAGGCGTCGTCTACGCGAGCGGCTGGCGTAATAGTGATGGGATGAGGTGCTTGGCCCTGCCAAAAGTCGTCAGGCATCACTTCACCTGTTCGGGCTTACCGTCTTTGAGTGTCCACTTCTGGCCGTTCTGGAAGGTTGTTACCATGCCCTCTTTGAGCGCCTGCAGGGCTTCGGGCGGGGGTTGACCAGGCGAGCCGCTCGGCGCGCGATCGTCGGTCTTGGGCTGTGGCGTCGCGGACGTGCCCCCGGTCGGCGTTGAGCGACCAGCCGCCGCTCGCAGCTGCTCTAATCCCGTGTTATAGTCCTTGTCCGCTTGGTCGAGCAGCGCCTTGCGCTCCGCGGGCTTCAACGTGTTGGCAGATGAGTACGCCTGAATGCGCGTGCGAACGTGCTTATCCTGCTGGTCGAGTAGCGCCCGCGCTTCGGCGAGCCCTTGCTTGCCCTTGCTCTCTTGCACCCGCTGAATGGCAGCCTGTTTCTGCTGGTCGAGACGCTGGTACGTGCTGTCCTCTCGAAATTTAAGCGCGTCTTCGAGCCGCTGCTCGCGCTGCTGGAATTCCGACTTGCGCTCGCCGAGCGCTGCGGCGCGGTCTTGGCTTTGGGTATTGGCGATCGTCTCGCGCGATTGCCGATTACCGGATGCAATATCCTCGCGCCCCGCAACATTTTCCTCGTTGCGCGAATTGCGTCCCTGCTCGGCGATCAAAAACTGCTGCTCGCGCTGCTGAAGCGCCTGCTCGCGGATTTGAAGGCTGATGCCCTGCCACTCCTGTTTCGACTGCTGCGACATCATCGGCAGGAACTGATTGACGGCTTCCGCTATCACGTCAGGCGGCAAGTTCGGATTGGCCTGCTTGACCGCAGCCACCAGCTGCCGCCAGTCGAGCGCGCCGCCTTGTCCGCCACCCTGTCCGCCGCCGGGCATTCCACCAGGTTGACCAAGCTGCATCGGGGGACCGGGTGCACCACCAGGCATCGGCGGACGCGGCATCCCGCCAGGAGGCATCCCCGGAGCCCCACCTTGCGGCATCATCGGGCGCGGGGGCATACCCTGCGGCATTCCACCCGGAGGCGGCATACCGCCGCCAGGAGCCCCGCCCATAGGCGGTTGCTGGCCGGGTCGCATCATCGGCTGCGAGGGCTGTCCCGGCATGGGCGGCTGCGCCTGCGGCCCGACATTCGACGTATTGCCCTGCCCCCCGCTGCCACTGGCGAGCATCTGCAGCGCGTTGCCCATGGCGACCTTTGCCAGCGCCGAACGCTTGGCATCCTGCGCCGCTACGTCGGACACCTGGATCTGGTCTTCGGTCAGACGCCCCTTCTGGTAGCCGGGGTATTCGGCCGACAGACCAGAGAGCGCGCCGGAGAGGCTGAAGGGCATTAGTAGAGGCCCCCAAGCCCACCTGTGAACTGCGACGAGCTTGTAGGCGTCGGGGCGATCCCACCAAAACCGCCGCCCCCGCCGCCAAACCAGCTGCCTGGTGACATCCCGGAAAGACCCGCAAGGCTCGAGCCGAGATTGTTGCCAAGCGTCTGCTGCTGGTTGAACGTCGAATTCGCCTGGTTGAGCTGCTGCCCGAACAGACTGGTGTTGGAGTTTTGCTGTCCAGTCGCGCCCGACAGGTATTGCAGGTAGTCGGTGATCTGCTGCTGCGGCAGCACCGAGGCCGACTGTCCGAACTGGCCGGTCTGGCCGAGCGTGTTCAGCGCGTTGGCATTGATGCCCTGGAATGTGTTGTATGGCAGCGCCGAGCCCGCCGTCATCTGGTTGAGCCCGGTGTTGGTCGCCCCGCCGATCTGACTGAGCAGGCTTCCCGCGGCGCCCGCGCCCTGCGTCGCGCGCCCAAGCTGTTGGTTCTGCCACGCGAGATTGAAATTCTGGTTCGACTGATCGGCGACGCCGGCACCATAAGGCGTGCCCTGCACCCCGTATTGCCCGGCGATGGCGTTCGTCTGCTGCTGGTTTTGGTTTTGCAGTTGCGAGTAAAGCGCATTCTGCGGGTCGAAGCCGAGCGACAAAAGGGATTGTACGTCAGGCAACGCGCTCAGCGCGTTGCCGGCGATGTTCGCTCCGCTGTTGAAGCCCGCCTGCCCCGTTGCGTTCGCCCCTTGCTGGTAGCCCGGCGCGTAAGGATTGGCGACCGTCTGCTGCGCGATCTGCTGATACTGCGGCAAGAGGCTGCCGGCGACGTTGTAATTGCTCAAGCCCCCGATGCCCGAGTAGGCGTTGCTGTCAGCGCCCGACTGGTTCTGAAACTGATATCCTTGCGGCGACTGGACGTTCTGTGAAGGGGTGCCATTTGCGAGACCGTAGATCGCGGCGCCGCCGCTCGCGAGTGCGCCAAGCCCACCGATTGTCAGACCCATCTCAGTCTCCAATCCACTTGCCGTGCACCACGTCTTCGGCGACGTAACCGAGGCGCTTGAATAGCACATTCACCTTGCGGCCGCCACTATTGGCGAAGTGCGCCTTTTCCGCCACCGCGATCTTCTGGACGCCCGCCGACTTCAGAAATCGCTCATTCTCGCGGAACAGTTTTAGCCCGAGCAGCCCGAAGCGATACGCTGGGTGCAGCCAGTACATATCGACGACACCGAAGCGCGTCGAGCGCTTGTGCAGGTTCGGGCCGATGATATTGAAAATGTAGCCCACTAGCGCCGGGCCGTCGCGCACGGTCACGATTTGCAGGATGCCGAGCCGATCAAGGTCGAAATAGCGGTCCCAATCAGGATCGAGCGGCGCCCGGTCACGATCAACCGCGAGCTCGGCGTGATGCTTTTTAAACAGCGCGGGAAGCTCGCGCGCGATGACGCCGAGCCGCTGTCGCTGGATCGTGACGCCCCGGTACGCGACCGGCTGGCTAAGCGGTTCGAGGGCCGATGGTGGGTTGCTGAGGCGCGGTTTCTTTACGTGTCGTGTTTGCATCGACACTCCCACTCGGCGGCTTCATGCTGCTGTCGACCGGCTGCGCGGAGCGGTCCTTCATGCCGGCGTGCATATCACTCTTGGCCATTGGGACCTTCTTTCGGATCAAAGTCGTGCCCTACCGGCAGTTCCGGATCGGACGGCGCGAGCTCGGCATCATCCGGCGCCGGAGTGTGGGTGAGCACCAACTGAGTGAGCGCCGTCAGCCCGCGATGCAGCGACGCGATCCGGTCGTGCAGATCGATCCGTGGGGCCTGCAAGTCGAGCAGGAGCTTCTTCAGCTGGTTGTGCGGGTGCGCGGCAAGCTCGGCCGCGCGCTGGTTCTTCTCGGCGTCGGCTTCGTCCTGCGCGGCTTTCACGTTGCGCCGCTCGATCTCAGCCGAATGATCCGGGCTGAGGCCTTCCGATGGTTCAGGCAAAATAACCTCCTGGGTTAAAAGTCCGCGCTGACTGTGATGGTGTTCGCGGCACCCGTGGCTGCGTAAAGCATCAAGTGCATAGTGCCCACGGCCGCAGTCTCGGATACAGCGCACGTCAGCTTGATCGAGTTAAGATTGCTCGAGCTGGCCACGGTCGCAAGCGTCGTACAGGCTTCGGCGGTGCCATCGGCAACTTTAGTCATGCCGAACGATGTGGCAGCCGCTACCGCGACAACCGGTGTCTTAACCAACGTCGCCGGCAACATGAGCGTGCAAGCCGCCGTCGCACCCGACGAAGTTTCGGTGCAGGTGCCGGGCAACGTAAAGGTCGCCGCCGGGCTGTCGGCCCATTGCGCGTAAAAAGATTGCGCGACCCTGAGTTCATCAACAAAAGGTCGGAATTCAAACGCGGACGGTGCGTAACCCTGTTCCAGCTGCACGCCGGTAAACTCAAACCCATCGGTCGCGCCGGCCGTACCGCCCGTCGTCGGCGTCCAGCACAGAGCAACAGCAGCCTCGGTCGCGGTCGTTGGGATTGCGAAGCCGGTGCTCAGCCGCTGCCACGAAGAAGTCAGCGTGAACGCAGTCGTGTTCGTCGACGCAATCCCGGTCCATGCCGGCGTGATGGCGGGCGACGCGGTGAAGGACTGCAAGCCCTGATCGACGCCGGTGCCGGTGAACAGGTACGCGTTAAGCGTCGTCTGCTCGGCGAGCATCAGCGCCAGCCCCTTGGCGTAGAAACTCAACTCGACGTACGTGCCGGCGAGCGGCGTCAAGCGCGTCGTCGGGATTTCCTGCATCACACATTGCGGCTGCGCAAGCGCGCCGGAGGTGCGATAAAACAGCGATGCGGCGTTGAAAATCGGCGATGAAGGCAGGTCCGTCGTCTCGATCGAGAGCGTGCCGGCGCCGGACGTGACGTTGACATTGGCGCCCCACCGATCGGCGCTGTACGCCGAACTCGGGATTGTGGTTGTGCCGGCCGTTCGCGTACCGGTGCCGCGCTGCTGGACCTGCATCCCGCCGTTGTCGAGCACATTGCGTGGCGTGGTGTACGGCGCCATCGTCTGCGGCGTCACATACTGGTTGATGAGCTCGATCAGATGATTGACCGTCGCTAGGATATGCGAAGCGTCGGCAAACACCGGATTGGTGGACGGCAGGTAGGGCACGTTCTGCGCGCGCACCGCGGCCGTTCCGAGACCGAACACACACAACGCCGCAATGATGGATCTGCGAAACCGCATGGTCGTATCTCCCAAAAAGGCGTCAAGCGCCGACCGAGCCTGCCGGAACCTACACTATATCCGGTGCCACTTCAACAGGCTGTTACCCACAGCTAGTTGGCGTTTACGTTGTCCTTGTAGGCCAGGATTTGGACAAGGCCATTCGCCGCCCCGTTGATGCTGACATAGATCGTAGCTGTCTCCAACTTCATCCACCCTGTTGCGGTGGTGACCGCCGTATTGAGCCCAAGCGGCGGCGGGTTTGGCGTTTCAAGGCTTTCGTACGTGTTATTCGGCGCCGCGCACGTTGCTGCCGCCGAAGCGGCGTCCGCCCCTACCAGGACGAGCTCGACATCGGTCGCGGTCGACGGCGCCCACAAAGGCGCCACCCCGGACGTACCCGCAATCGTCTCTGCCGCCCATGTAGGTGTTGTCGACGTGGTTCCACAGCTGGTTCCACCATTCAAATGCTGCGCTACGACGGGGAGGGTCGAGAGGTTCGCCCCACCGTTCACGTACTGGGTAACCGCACCCGTCGTGCGAAAACCGTAGAAGTTGGCCGATCCGTTCGTCTTGCTAGCACCAAGGCGGCACAAATAAATATACCCGCTCGGCATCGTCGGTGACGTCGCAGAGGCACTGTCAAGCCCGGCCGTCGTCGTGCCGTTGCTGATCAAGTAGTGATTGTACATCGTGTTGTTGCCGAGCGACACGGCATCGAGACCGTTGGCGCCGTTGATGGTGTCGTTGATCGCGACCGAGACACCGGTCACATAGATTGGCACGTTGCCGGTCGGATTGATGAGCACCGCCGAACCGGCCGTGATGTCGATCTTGGTGTTCGGCGTACCCGTGTCGTTGTAGATCGCTAACCCAACCGCGCCGCACAGCGGCGTCGGGTTGACCACTGCCGTGCCATTCGCGCGCATGTAGTTGGTGATCGCCCAATTGCCGAGCCCACCACTGCTCTTGCCGAGATAAACCGCAACGGCGGTGTCGCCCGCCGCAGCGGCGATATTAGCCGCCCCTGGCGTCTGGATGCAGCCACCAACCGTCGCGCAACTCGTCTGGTTCCAGGTGATCGTGAGCGGCGACGTGAACGTGACCTGATAGTTGGGGTACGTCGTCGTCGCCGTCTGACCGAAAGACGTGATCGTGGTCGAGCCAGTGATACTGACGTTGTGTGATGAGACGGTGCCCAGATCGGTGGTCGTCGCCGAAGCGAGATTAGTGAGTGGCCCGACACCGCCATATTGCACGCCCCCGCAATTCGTACACTCGAACTCGCTGCCATCCCATTGGGCAATGACAATCTGGTTAGCCTGTATCTCGCCGCCAATCATCGGCACAGGCCCGTTCGGCCCGATATTATAAAAACTCGGCGGACAAGTCCCGGTCGAACACGCGGGGTTTGTGGTCGCGGTGACGGTCTGCGACGCAACTTCAAGCGTGGTCACACCTGTGTTCGTCAGCGACGCGACGAAGATCACTGTGTACCCGGTAACGAGCGTAAAACCCGTAGGCGCGGGCGAAGCGAAGGTGATTGCGTTGGCTGTGCCCGTCACCGCCCCGCCGAAGAACACGGATGATCCGCCCCCGGAAGGCGGGATTGGCGTCGTCAGGCCGAGCAGCGCCGTGATGTCGTTATTTGCGCCTGCTGCAGCCGCGTTGCCGAGACAGACAACCAGCGCGTTATAGTTCGCCATCACCTGACTTGCGTCGGCGGTCGTGCCGTTCTGCAAATTAAAAGGCAAGCTGCAAGTAACGCCCGCCGAAGCCGCGGACACCCACAGCGAAAATATAAACCCAACAATCCAGCGCTTCATGGTGCCCTCACTGCTGCAGGTAGCCGAGCACCTCATAGCGAAGGTGCAGCCGACCAATCTTGATCCCCGACGCACAGACGCCCGTCGCGACGATTGCCATCCGGCGAAACACGATAGGAAAATGCCACTGGAGCGGGCGCGGGTAAAGAGCGTTCGCAACGCCTTGCCATAACGCCTGATCCCAAATAAACGCGCCCCACAAAGTAGCGGAGCCTGCGGGAACAACCGTCACCGTATCAAGCACCACGCCATTTTGATCTTGCGAGGTGACCGTGATCGTGTTGCCGGCAACTAGCGCCATATGAAGCGTCGTCTCGACCATCGCCACCTCGGCCATCTGATCGGTGTCAGGAAGCATCGGCGTCGCCCAATTGAAATTCATCGCGACGCCGTTCTCGACATATGTCGTGCTTGAGGACTGTGCCGTGTCACTTTGAAATAGTGCGGCCGTGCCTTGTAGCGCGACGATGAACGAGTTAGCATAGGCGGCCATCAACGAAGCGGCTTGCGTGTGAGGCCCGGACCAGATGGTGCGAACGAAGTCATACCACCACTGCTGCTGCGGATTACCCGACGCGCCGCCGTTCTGCAGCTGCACTCGATAGATGCCGTTGTTGTAAGCGGCGCACATGCGCGACGGTGTGAGCGCCGAGACGAATGGCGCGGCAATGCCATCGCCGTCTACGCCGATCGGGTCCCCTACGTTCGCGCCGAAATCAATGACACGCACGCCGTCCGGCGCGACAAAGGCCAAGCCCTTGGGCGTCGAGACAATTGTGTTAGCCGCGTACGTTCCGGTGCCAGGATTGAGCGCATTGAGCGACAAATTCTGCAACGCGTAGTCGCCAGTGATCTGGTAGATATTGGTGACGCCCTTGAACACCATCATCGACTGGAGGACGCCGCCAAGCTGGTTGTCGAGCGGCACACCCCCCGCGCCAGTCAAAGGAACGTTGTCGCCGAAAGTCAGTATCTGGTTCGCGTTCGTGATAATCGTCGGCGTCAGCGGGTCGGAGAAGTACGCGGCTGGCATCTGATTTGGTGGATTGACGAGGAAGTAGCAGCGACCGTTGAAATTAAAAACCCATGTCGGTGGGGCGATCAGCGTGTTGGTCGTCGTATTCTGCGCACTCCATGCCGGCGCCGCGGGGTTGGTGATATCGAGCACGCCAAAATAGGCGTTGCCCGCACCGGTAAAGCCAGGGTGCGAGAATATGATCGTCGAACCCACCAGCGCCATCGACGGTGGGCTCCAAGGGCCGGCAGTCTGCGGGCTGATTGGTGTGTTTACAGCCGTGACACCAGAAATCGCTGTATAGAGCCCGGTCAGGATGTTGTACGCAAAAGGCTCGTCGTGCCCTGGATTGCGGGAGGTAGAAACCATCCCGTAGACCCACGTTCCGTAGACGCGATAAACAGAGACGAACGTCGGACCGACGAAAAGATCGGGTCCGAACGCGCTAGAAAACGCCGCCGACCAGGGCCGATTGGCGCCAACAAAATTAGCTAATGAAATCGCTGCCGGGCGACACTGCCACAGATCCCGCGTAGTTGGGTCGGGGATCAGGTTCGTCAGCGCGCCCATTGCACCTTTCGGCGCGGTCGAGCTATCGAGGGTGTCAGACGCGCCTCGTGGTGACCAGACCAGTGGTTTGCCCGGTAAGGCCATCCACGAGGAACCTCTGCAACGAGGTTAGAACTTGTATTCGAGCGATGCGCGTACGAGGTTCTCGGCGTTGAAGCTCGCGGTCGCCGCGTTCGCCACGCCGACTGACGCCGAACCATAGTTCAGGTAACGATACCCGATGTCGAGAATGATCTTCGGCGCGATGACGAACTTCGCACCAGCCCCTGTCTCGAAGCCCGTGGCGAAGCCGCGCTCGACGATGCCGGCCGCGACATAGAGGGATATCAGGTCGGCCGTCAGGTTGCTCGGCACGACAACCGGCGCCTGCGTGCCGAAGATGCCGGACAGCGTCCCGCCGACCTGCGCCTCCTGGTAAGCGAGCACACCGCCTTCGTTGTTCGTCACCCCGCCCACGTTGACCTGGTCGCCAACGCCGGCCTCGATCGCGAGGAACGTGGTGCCGTTCCAATACTGCCAACCCCCGTTGACGAAGGGGATCGCGCCGGCCGCGAAGACGGAACCGGATAGCCCGCTGCCGATGATGTCGGCGTTCGTGCCGTTGCCCGCGAAGCCACCGCCGACATACCAGCCAGTGCAGTAGACCGTCGTGCACCCCGAAGTCGCGGAGGGCGGCGTCTTGGTCACCACCTGCGCGCTGGCCGGCGTAATCGCGGCCAGCAGCCATGACAGCGCAACGGCGAGGAACAGAAGCTGCGCGACGTTGCCCACACTGCCGTCACGGTGATAGCCGGGGATTGCAGGCGGTGTCTCGGCGTAGCTCTTGGCGAGGTGCGACCACACACCAACGGCGAGCGTCGCAATAGCAGCGGCGATCTCGATCTGCGTCGCCGGATCGACCCACTGATTGAACATGGGCCATCGGCCGCTCACCATAACGAACAGCGCCCCGACGCCGCTACGCACCCAGCCGGCGAGCTTGCTGGTGTTCACCAGCGCAAAAATCAAATCCACAGCCACCTCCTACGGATCGAGAATGGGGTTGAGCAGCGACAGGACCGATCCCTGTATCGGATTGGTGTCGAGCTTCAATTCGCTCGTCTTGATGTGCGGTATTGTTACCCCGCTCACCCCGTCGAGCGTCTTGTTCAGTTCGTCAGTGTAATCCTGCATTTTGGCGTTGGCAACGGCGTTCCCGTCGTCGGAGTATTTGTGGATAAGCGCCAGATTTGCGTGTTGAAACGCTTCGTCGACCGGCCGCAACGCCGTAATCGATTGACCAATCTGCACGCGCAAGCCGCCGCCGAGATCGTAAATCTGCACCGCCGTCTTTTCGATCTGGCCATCCTTGATGATCTTCTGATAGCCGTCGAGCATCAGCAGACCTTGCAAAACCTGCCGCGCCTGCCGGATCGTCAGCGGCTGCGGCGGATCGGCCGCCAGCGCCTGGCTGATAGCCGCGATACAAAACAACCCGATCAACAAAACCCGCGTCATGACGTTCTCCCAAAAAGGAACGTCGAACAGAAGCACAAACATAACAGACTTGTCAACATGCGGTAACGAGACCACCAACGACGGTCGGTAACACCGCACAGGTCTTGGAGACGCCAGCCGTACCGCCGGATTTATACCCACCAACGACGTTAAGCGTCTGATCCTGCCCAAAAGTTGCCGCTAGCGTTTCCGTGATCGAACTATTAGGCGTTGTGTAAATTGCACACTGCGTACCCAACGCGCTACCGTGTGTCCAGTTTTGAGTGGCCGAGCAACGTATTTCGCCCGTACCGACTACGTTAGCAGTTCCGTCGTAGCCGCCGATCAATTGCTGCATCAACAAATCCCCGCTCGCTACAGCGGTTGGAGAAGCTACTGTACCGTGCGCCTCTACAAAAGTGACTGCTGGATTAGTAGCGCCGAAACCAAAGATCACTAGCCCGTACCCAGATGCCGAGCTTTCTACAATATCAAGCGCTCCTGCCGCCCCTGACAGAGTTGGAGCACCGCTTGTAGCTGTCCAGTTTATGATCGGCGTCGCAGCGACGGACAAACCCGTCCCCTGCAATTTCCCCGAAATATTAGTGAGCAACTCCGGCGCATTTCCACTGCCGATGTTGGTTGTACCTTCCGTGATTGTCGTAACGGACGCGGCCGCCCACGCCGGCAGACCTCCGCTAACCGTGAGCACTTGAGCAGATAACCCGATCCCCAAACGTGTAAGTACACCACTTGAGTTGCGATAGTACGTATCGCCTGTAGCGTCCGACCCTAACGTCATAGTGACGCCCGCAACAACGAAACCGGTGCTGGCCGTCCCTGCCGTAAGCGTACCGACCGTGGCGATGTCCGTCCCCACAAGCTTACTTGCCGCGATTGAACCGGCGAGATCGGCATTCGTCACCAGACCCGTAGCCGTGAACGCGCTTGTCACCGTCAGCCCGGAAATTGAAGGCGACGTAGCAAGCACCACGCTACCCGAACCGGTAACGCCGTTGCTTAAATCCGAGGCCGCAGGCTGCGTCGACGACGGCACACCACTCGTCGATATCGCGTTGATCCACTGGTGAGATACCGCAGCGTACGACTGAATTCCACCCAGGGTACTTGCACTTGGGTTTGGCAGCTGCGCTGCGGCCACCGTGCCTGATATGTTGCTGAACGTCGGCTGCGCGCACGAAAGCGAGCTTAGCGTCGCAAAGCCGGTCACAAACTGATTTGTTGGACAGGCAAGCGACGAGCCACCATTAGCGTCGAGCCACGAGTTGACCATGTTCGTAAGCAGCGTAGTCATCGTCGCAGGCGTGATCGAGCCCGGCGTGCTCGTCAACGTCGCCGTGATCTGGGAAAGAAGCGCCGCTTTCGTATTTTGCGCGTGCACCGGCGTCGCCAGGGCAACGAGAACCGCGACCAAAAGGGCGATGCGTTTCATTTCACCACCCGATGTTCTTGGTGTTCTTCAACTGATCAAACGGCCGCCCCCACCGCCTGCGATCTTTACCTACCGTGTGTACCGCACCCTCTCGATCCTCGACGTTCTTCAGATACGCGTTTAGCAGCGTCCCCGCACCGAGCGGATACCGCATCGGGTCGTCGCCAAGGTACTCGGCCTGTCGGCTGTCGCCGGTGATCCCCATCAAGCGGCCGGCGAGGCTACGTATCAAAATCTGCGTATTGAGAAACCACGGCACCGTCGTGCTTGTCTGCGGGCTGGCAATGTCGGGCATGAGTTTGTAATAGCGCAGCGTGCACGGATAGCCTCCACTTGCCGGGGGCCACACAAACAGTTGCGCGGGTGACTGCGAGAGGTCGGTCGCGTAGTTGTACGGGTAGGAATTAAAACCCGGTGTCTGCACCAGCCAATCATACTCGGCCTTAGTGACCTGGATCAGGGGGTACGGCACACCTTGGATCGTGTAGAAAAACTCATCCTTGCCGTCCTTGACCTGCGTACGCAGATAGTCGGCCGGTAAAAGGTACGGACCCGATCCGTTACCCGCCGCCGAATTGAACGAGAAGACGAAGGTGCCAAGCGCTGCGTCGAGATCGTAGTTCTGACAAAGATCCTGTAGCGTAGCGTTCAACAACTGCCCGGCCTGCAAAACCATACCGGGACACTTAGCTTCCTGCGTTGCGAGAGTGACAATCTGCTGTGCCTGAAGCCCCATCAATCCACCGGATGTATCTTCGCCTCGCAGGCTGCGATGTCGAGCTTGAGCTCGACGATCTTCTGCCGATATCGCTCGATATTGGTTTTGGCAGTGCCCTTCTGCGCAATTTCGTTCGGCGACATCTTTACCGGACCCTTGCGCTGCGACGCTGCCCACGCCTTCTCCGCACGAGCCTCAATGCCGTTAAAATCTTCCTCCATGTTTTTCAGCGTCGTCACATGGAGTTCGAGATTGGCTTTAAGCCCGTCAAGCTGATACTTCGCCTGCTGTCGATCGACAGCCTCGCCGAGCTTATCGAGCATGTCGTGATACGCGCCCACCGGATCGTCGCGGCCGATATAGGTCTGCATCACGATCATGCGGCCGTTGTCGATCGTCACCTGCACCGTAATGGCGCAAGCCAATTCCTCCGCACCCGGAGGGCTTTTCACCTGGGGGACTTCCACGACTACAACTCCGCTACGATGGGTCCATTGACGCCACGGGTGACCGTACCGGCGTCACGCGGGCCGAGCACGATGCTGCGCGGGCGCCGGCCGGGGCTAAAGCGGCTGCGGCCGTGGGTCTCGTCCTCGTGCTGCCAGGACCGCTGCATCTGCTCGTAAAGCACGACGGCGCGGCTGCGGGGCACATCGTAAGAGTAGCCATGAAAATACTGCACCTCGTCGAGCATGACGTACGGCAGGAACGGCGCCAAGTCGACCGTGACGTGCAACATCTGCTCATCGGGAACGTGCGCTTGTCGAGCTTCGCGCAGGGCTTCCTGAAAAAAGGCATCCCGCGCGTCCTGCTCCATCTCCGCAAGGACTGACTTGCGGGCTTCGGCCTTGAGCGCCTCGCGATCTTCAACCGTCAGCAAATCCTTGCGCACCGGGATCTTGCGGCGCACTTCCGGTTTCTTCGCCACGAACTACCTCCGATCAGGGAACGTGTGTCCATGCGGCGTTGGCAATGGCGTTCTTCGACACGAGGATCGGCCAGCCACTTGCATCGACGCCGACGTAATCGCCCGCCAGCACCTTCAAGATGCCACGGTTCGGCACATAGAGCAAGCCGCTCTGTGCAAAGGCGCCGACAAAGATCGGCTGGTTCGGGTAAGTGTTGATCTGATCGTTGAGGATCAGGTTCGCGATCGTGGCGATGTCAGCCGCCGCCAGCGCCCCGGCCATCGGAAGCGCCGTCAGCGAATTGTTGGCCGTCGTGCCGAGCGTTGACGTGGCCATGGCTTAGTCCGTGCCGGTCGAGAAGTTCTGAATGCGCGTGATGTTCGTCGTCATCTGCGCCGCGATGTCAGCCGCCATCGCGTTCGTCAGCGTCGTGATGTCGGCGGACAGAAAGGTCAGGCTGTTCTGACCGCCTGTCTTGTTGAACAACGCCAGGGTCTGCGCGCCGCCTGCCGGCGCTAGTCCGACCTGTGGCCCGACGTTGCCACTCATCGGCCCGATGCCGGGGCCAACCCACATGACGTTGACCTGATACGTGATCCGATAGGCCATAAGACCCTCCTGTTTAACCTGCAAGGACGAGCGGGCCGAAGCCCGCCCGCAGCACCCTTGAAGGCTGTTAGCCGAACGTCGAGTTGAACGCGGACGTGCTCTCAATCCGCATCATGAACTGCGAATTGGTGATCAGCGTTCCGTAGAAATTCTTCCAGCCGACCACACGCAACTGATTGAGCGGGTCCGACTTGTCGGCGTTCTTGAGGTACGTGAACTCGGCATTCTGCAGCACGACCTGCGAGTACGCCCCACGCCCGAAAACGAACGTCGGATAGACGGTGACGCCGGTCGCGGGCGCTGCGGGCGGCACTTGCGCGACGCCGAGCGCCGTGATCATGCACACCGTGTTCGGCGGCAACTGCGTCGCTTGTCCCTGCAGCGGCCCGGTCGTCGGACCCTGCACGGAGACACCAAGATTGAACGGCGACGTCGTTGTGCCGATGTAGGCGTTGTACGTGTAGCCGGGGGTGTTTGGCGTGGTGAACTGCACTGCGCCGTTCGCCAGCACGACGACGCCGGCCGACACCTGATAAATCTGGCTCTCGTACTGGTTCTGCGTGTCCTGGCCGGTGAGCTGGATGTAATAGGTGCCGGCCGCGAGTGCGCCACCGCCAACCGCCGCACCGTTGATGGCCGCAACACCAGTCCACGACGGCACCATGTTGGTCTGACAGAAGCGGATACCACGCCACTCGCCCGCCTCGTAATTGTACAGCCGGTTGAGATCGCTATACGACCAGGCCGTGACGACCGTCGAATTTTCGGAAAAGTCGCCGACGACGAACGGATGACACACCGCAACGTAGTGCGGCATCTTGCGCGGATTGCTCGACGCCTTGGCGCCGCCCGCGTCCGCTTCGAGCTTCATGTCGGTGACTTCATCGCCCATGTAGCGCGGAGCGCCGAGGTTGCTGAGCATCGCGGTCGCGCGATTGATCTCGTGCGGGTTGATCACGTCGCCGGTGACGAGCGATGCGCGCGCACCGCGACTGTTCACATAATTGATCTGCGAGCCCGCCATCAGGTTGTTGAAGGTGTTGCGCTCCATGGTTTCGGAAAGCTGAAGCGCGACGAGCTCGATCGCTTTCTTGAACAGCGGATGCTTGATCGTCATCTCCGCAACATCGGTAATGGTGATCTTGTCACCCCACTGCTGGGCCTGCGCGGAGACCTGCTGCAGCGTCATCGTCTGCCCGATGGGCGGAACACCCTCGGACAACGGCGCGTAAGGCAGCGGCACGCGGTTGTAGCGGCTCGCGGTGTAAGTTACGCCCTGGCCTTTGGGGAGCGTCGCCGGGTCGCCGAACTGATAAACGACCAACTGGCGCCGCGCGAGGGGAAGCGTCTTCGCCGCAATATACGGGCTTATGTCGCCGGAAAATTGGGCTGCACTGTTCGTGGGCATCTCACCGCTCTCCTAGTTTGAGGCGGTGACTGCTCACCGCCCTAAATTATGTCGTCGCCATGACGGCGCTCGAAGTCCTCTACCGTGTTCCCGCTGCGACGCTGCGAACGGTTCGGGGCAATGTCGCCTCGTCCGTTCGTCGGCCGGGAAGTCTGTTGCTGCCGGCGTTGCTGCGCTCCGGGCTTCGCCTTGCCCATCTGCGCAATCGCGCGCTCACCAATGATGTACGTTGCGATGACTTCGCGCGGAACACTCGCCTCGCCGCGCTGCCGGAAACCAGCAAGACGCTGCTCGACTTCGTTCGCGATCTTCTGAAAAACAGGATTGGCCGCGCACCGAGCTTGAAATGACGACCGGTCAGACTGATCGAGCAGATGGTTGGTAAGCTGAGCAGTCTTGTGCTCATGAACAGCGAGCGCGGAATTGACCGTCTCGGCGATCCGTTCTTCGGGGGACATGAGCGCAAGGCGCTCGGCCCGTTGCGCGGCAGTCTCGGTCGGCTGCTGAGGCTGCGGCGGGTTACGCCGCATTTCGTCAAGCTGACGAGTAAGGGTTGCGATTGCAGCGGCGTCTTCGCGGCGCTGCCGGCGAAGCTCGGCGTATTGGCGCTCGCCACGCGACGGTTGACGAGCGCCTGCCTCGGCGCCACCATCTGCATCGTCGTCTTCGCCGTGCGTGTCATCGTCTTCCGCGTCCTGGTCGTCGTTCGCACCGCCGCCTGTGTCGTCCTCTGCCGGGTCGTCGATCGGATCGGTCGGCGTCTCGTCATCATCCGACAGATCGCCCGGAATTCGTTCGTCTTCCGGCGTACCCCCGGCACCCTCATCGCGCGGGGCAAAGTACGCAGCACTCGACAGCAAGTGTCGCTTAAACATGACAGTCCTCCAGCGGCGCCTTACGGGGGCCAGTCGTCAGATGAACGCGAGGGGTGGGTTACGCCCACCATGCGAAACGCTAGATATTGTACACGTTAGGATTAAAAGTCAACTAGCGACGCGGCAAACTATCCACTTGCCCTTGTAGGTGATCGAGCTGCTTCACGGCCGCGTCTACCTTAGCCGACACCCCCGCCGCCGCAGCGTTCGTCACCGCCTGCGCGTCGATCATCTTACCAAGCTGAGCCCAAATCTGCTGGTTAGAGAATTTCAAATCCGAAAGCGTCGTCGACAGAAAATACCCCAAGACCGCGACAACGAGCGGCATAAAAAACCGCGCAAGCGTGATCGCCGTCGTACTATCGATGAATTTGCGAAACGAAGGACCGAGCTCGTCGCTGCTCAACGTGTGTCTCCCAAAATTTCTGCCCGACCGGCCAAAACTCCCTTAGCGTGCTCGGACTGCCCCGTTACCTCTACGAGCGCGTCCTTTATGCTGTTCGTATTTTTTTCGAGGCTTGCGATGACTTCCGCATTCCGGCGCTGCGTGTTCCAGGTAAACAGCTGCGCGAGTGCGCCGAGCAGCACCCCAAAGCCAAGCGCGCAATCCCCGACAGTCTTGATCGTATCGAGCATCGAAAGCTACCCCGCGACTAGCGTACGCGCATTCAGCTGTACGAACGCAACCCGCTCCATCCAGCCGTGATCGAACTTCGCGTCGACCGGATGCGCCGCCTCGATCTCTTTGTACACCTTGATCCGCTCGACCGTCATCGCCTCAACGAGCTTCATCGGATCTGCCTTTGACAGCGCAGCGCTCGTCACCACGCCAATATGTCCGTCAGCCGTGACGCCAAGCGCCCGCTGCAGAACAAGCACCGCTTCGTGAAACCCGCTGTTCACGCTCTCGTCGAAGAAAACGTAATCAGCACCCGCGGGCAACACCGGACAGTACGGCATCCAAAACCCACGGTGATATATGTCGTCGATGACTGGATCAGGTGCTTTCCATACGTCACCTTGAGGCAAGCCCGCTACCTGACAATACGAATTGAAAGAACGCTGCGTGATCCCGCGCGACGTGCGCCCACCCGCGTCGTCGGGATCATCGACGTTACCACCTTCCGATACGCGCACCCAGGCGAGGGCCTTTGGCCAGCTGGTGTCCATTACCGCCTCGCGTAAATAACGAGCGTGGGTGCGTCGTCGAAGAAAAATATGACAGCGTAGGGGATCATGAGCACGTACCACCCGTGCCTGTCGCGGCGGTAATAATGCCATTCGTGATTGTGATGCTAGCAATGACAGTAAGCGCACCAGAGCACGTCACGCCCTTCGTTCCGTTCGCGTAGTACGCTGCGGCAGAATTAATTGTGCCTGCTCCTTCATTACCGCCTGTAGGGGCTCCTACCGCCAGACCGCCTGCAACTACACTCCCTGTAGCCGTCCAGCTTTGCGATAAGGTTGAACCGGCTGCAATGCCCACCGTGTTTGTAGCAGGTAAGTACATTCCATTAGCGGGCACACTAGACCCTGTCGGAAAGAAAGCGGTACATTTTAAATTCCCCGATCCTGTGGGTACTGAGCACACCGTACCCCCGCCGCTGTTCAAAAATATAAGATCAGAACTCGAACCCTTTCCCATCAAGGTTAGACCGTTAGCGCTCGCCAGATATACGGCACCTTCGCCATTGGCGCTCATAGTTGGGCCTGATATTATTCCGCCAAAGACGTTGGTGCCAGCCGCCATTGTGGGCGCAGTCGTGCCCGTCACCGTAAAGAGCGCAGAGCCGGTATGGCCACCTGACGTAATCGTGCTGGCGTCCGGCATTGTAACGGTGCCAGTGAAGGTCGGCGACGCAAGCGGCGCGTACGCAGTCGAGTTGAAAGCATTCGTACCAAGCGATCCGCCTACTCCCGATGACGTGATTGCTGAACCACCACCAATGACAACGGAAGTAGCCGAAGCTGCGCCAAGGGTGGGCGTAACAAACGTGGGCGATGTTGTAGCAGATATTGCGCCGGAACCATTAAGCGTAAGACCCAACGCCGTATTAACGTTAGTCCCTAGACTAGCAATCGCTACGTACGTAGCCGACAATGATGGGATATCGGCAGCCACAAGCGCACGGAACGAGGGCGTGTTCGCGATGCCAGTCGTCGGCCCGGCGAACACCGTATTCGCAGTCTGGTTCTGGAGCGTCGCGCTGAGCGTGCCGGACACGGTCACCGGCGATCCCGTCACAGCGAAAACTGATGCTGGCAATGAAAGCCCAACACTCGTTACGGTGCCCGCCCCGCTCCCATCAATACAAAAATTACCATTCACGTCGACAGTAAGTGGCTGCGTCGAACCGACAGGATACGCTTGTGGAAGCACTCCGCAAACCGCAACAACCAGCGCGTCTTGCGCGTGCGCAACGCCAAGCGATGAGAACAATAAAGACAGCGCGATGAGGATCGCCCTCATGACAAGCACGCCTGGCCGCTGGTGTTGACCGTGATCGACCGCGTCGAGCCGACCGCGTACGCGACAGGCAGCGTCCCGCACGTCGCCACGACGTAGGCACCCCCACCGTCAGCCTTGAGCGAAGTCGCCAAGCACACAAAAATCAGCGCTATAAAAAAGCGTGACATGCGCGTTGTCCTACCGGCGCGGCACCGCCGACGCATCCTGCATCCGATCCTGGTGTATCGCACCTGCCGGGTTTTGTCCACCGCGAGGCGCTGTAGGTTGCGCACCCGGCCGAGGCGCACCCGCTGCCCCTGGTGGTCCGCCCCCCGGACTGCCCGGCAAGCCGCGCTGCATCGACGCTATGCTCTGCTGCTGGATCTGCATCTTCTGGTTCATCTGCATCCGGTGGCGCAGCATGTGCTCGCGCACGGCGCCGGTCGGATCGCCCTTCACCAGCGCCTTCAAATGCTCCTTCATGTGCTGCTCGTCGTCGTCGAGCTCGTGCACCGGCAGCGACAACCCCTCGATCAAAAACTCATTCTCCTGTTCGGCGCCGACCGTCAGCTTCGATTTGATGTCCTCGAATATCTGCGGAGCAAGTCGCGGTCCAAACACGTTCTCGATCATCATCGATATCAGCGGCACCGCGTTGAGCTTATAGCCCTCGTACTGCTGCGGCGGGATGCCCTTGATGACGTTCAGCGTCGACACCTGAACCTGCATCATCTGCTGCGACTTCGCAGCCTCGACACCCCACCACCGAAACTCATAGCGCCGGTTCGACTGTATCGGCGGAATGTCCTGCATCTGCGCCCGCAAGCCCATCTGGCCGTACTGTTTCACCGTCAAAGGCTTGTCGCGGAACTGATAGTCGAGATCGACAAACCAGCGCAGCAGCGGCGTCAACACCTCGTCTTCGAGGTTTGTGCACACATCCGCGGTCGACACGAGATCGACCTGCTGTTCGAGCGCAACTTCAGCCTGGTTACGCTTGGTCTTGCCCCCGGTCGACTGTGGGATTTGCGCAGGCGAGACTGACAGGATTTGAAAAATCTCGGTCTTCAGCTGTGAGACAATCGTCAAACCATCCTTCCACAGTGGCGGGAACTGGGCAAATTTTGTATCGTTCGGGTCCGTCTCCCATATCGCTGCGAGGTTGAGCACCATCGATCCGACGCGCGGGTTTTTGCTCGGGTTGGTCATGACTATGGGCATCAGCGCGTAGGCAGCGCTGTCCATGGCCTCGTTCACCGTATCGTTCGCCGCGTATTGCAGATCAGCGACTGGCTTCACCTCGCTCTGACCCTTGAACACATTCGATATCTTTTTCAGCGGCGCCGACAGCACCGGACACTTGTCGTTCCAGTACGGCCCGCGCTTGACCGACGCCACCAACTCATTATCACCACCACCGAAATAAATACGACACAGCCGGCGCTCGCCGTCTACCTTCAGCCGCGTCCACGTCTCGTGTACCGTCCACACCTTGCTCCCGCCACCGTCGCTCGTGATGCCCGCGGCATCGACGTGCTTCTTCGTCGCGTTCGGCTGACCAGCGTCGTCCTTTGCCCCGGCGCTGATTTCCTCGATCATCGCCTTGCCGACGTCCTTATCGATCTCGTCATCGTCGATCGCCTGCTCGATCCGCTCTTTGCTCCAGCGCCGCAGCACCGTCACCGAACCACCGATCGACAGCGCGTGACCTACGCTGTTCGCGGTCTTCGGTAGCACGAGCACGTCACAGTCGGCCAGCACCTCAACGGTGGGCTTCATGTGAAACGTCTCAACTTCCTCGATATCGTCATCCTCGCCCTCCGGCGCCTCGATCGTCTCGCCCTCGATCTCGATCTGCTCTTTGGTCCGATAGACGACGTGACGTGACGAATTCTCCCAGCCGACGTACAAATTATAGTGCCCCTCGACATCACCGTTGCGCATCAGCGCCGGCACACACTGCGTACGCAGCTTCGTCTCGCGAATATAGTGTTCGAGCAGCGCCATGATGTCGTAGGGCTTCTCGTCGCTGGTGATGCAGTCGACGTTGCGCTGCGAGCGCGGGAATATCTGGTTTACGAAACGCGTGACGCGCGCCTCGACCGCCTGGCGCACGATGGGAAGATAAATCTGCGAGTTGCCCGCGTACGCCTGCCGCCCACCGAGCACCTGATCGTACACGTCCCACATATCGAGCTGATCGTTGCCGCGCTCCCATTGGGTCTGAAAACCCTTGGAGACTGTCTTCATCAACTCGATGACTTGTTCTTTGATCTCCGTCTCGCCGCAAAGCTCATCGTCGCGGTTGCGCGCTCGCTCGCGGCGGTCAGTCTCGGAGGGCTCGTCGTCAGTCTCGGCAACATCCTTTTCAGGCTCTAGTGGCTCGGGCTCAATGGCCGGGGGCTTGTCCTTGGTCTTCCGTCGCTTGGCCATGCCCGCTCACCGATGAGTTGCTCGCGCCGACAAGTACCGGCGTCCCTGCGCATCCGTAGCATAGTTCGGGGTGTCCTCGCCATCCCTGGCCAACGCCCCCGACGCCGCGGCAGCGAACGTCTCAAGGCCCTCCATGAGCACCCGGTACACGTTGTCGTCGGCCATGCCCTCGACACCTCCCCCCTTCACCACCTTGCGTGCATAGCCGCCCGCGAAGCCGTTGAGCGTCCAGCGCGCGACTGTGGATATCTCCAGCTGCGGGCGCCCATGGGTCAAGCCCTCGATCCGCTTCCGTAGTTCCTCTCGCCCCGCCGCGACGTCACCGCCTGTCTTGATCGACGTCTGCAGCTTGCGCGCGGCCGGCTGAAGCCCGATCGGGTCATAGGCGTTCCAGTGCTGCGGGCCGGCATAGAGGGTGAAGCGCTGCCCGCACAGCAAGCGAGCCTCCGTCAGTATCCCGTCGAGCCCCGCCCCCGGATCGCCCTCACGCACCCAGTCACCAATCACCCTCACCTGATTGCCAAGGATCTGAACCGCTATGGCCGTGGTGAACTGCCGCGTCGCGCCGAGCACCAGATAGCACGCGCTGCCCTTCGTAAGCTTCATGCCGTCGACGACGTTATTCACAGAAAAATTCTCATAGACCGGCAGGCCCGGCCGCATCCGCAGCGCGTAGGCGAGTGCGTTCGGAACGTCAATCCTCCCGGTCGGAAAGCTCAGTAATTGCTGCATGAGCACTGGCAAGTCTTTCGCAAACACCACTTCGTCCGCTGCGAAGAAAGGCTGCAAAGAGCGGATGAAGGCCAGCTTGCCAACAGGCGCAGGCATTACTTCGACAGGGATAATCTGCTGCCGTCGCGTCTGTTCGGCCCGCAAAGGCTGCAAGATAAATTCTTCGAGCCCCTCCTTCTCCACCCCGATCTTGATCGGCTGGTACTGATCGTTGGTCGCGAACATGTCGTCGATGATCTTGTCGGGCATCCATAGCTGTCCGTCCCCTTCCCAGATGACGAGCTTCGTACCCACCCACGAGAACACCACCTTGCCCGTATGTGCGCTCGTCACCTTCACGCTGCGCGCCGGGTCATACATCGCGTATGTGGGCTGCCACGACTTCACCTGCGGCTCGACCTTGATCATCGCCGACGTGAACACGCGGGTGGATGGGTCGACAGCCTGCACCATGTACTCCTGCTGGTATTCGTTGAGCATCCCGGCTTCCTCGTACTCGTGCCGGGTCGTATCAATATGCTCTAAAGAAAATCGGGCCGGCCATATTGCTCGTCGCTGACCGTCAGCGCCAACGTATTCCCACGGGTACTCTCGCACAGTCCACACACCCGTTTTCCGCAGGCGCACGGCAAGGCAGTCAGGGTCAAGCATGTTGGCCAACATGCGCACCTTCGCTCCGGGCGCGAGGGCGGGCAACAAGGTCCGCATGAGCCATCGCTGGGTCTTGTCTCGTCCCTCGGGAGTGTTGACACTTTCCTCATCCTCGATGTCGTCGATCAGACAGCCGTCCGGCCGCACGTCGTTGTGTTTGACGCCGCGCATCGACTGCCCGCGGCCGAACGCCTGGATCACCACTCCGTTCATCAACTCGATCTTGTCTTCGTTCCACGTCTTGCCGTGAAGGCCGCCAAACAGGGTGTTGATGTGCTCGTTGAAATCGATTTCATGCTTTATAGCGCCTAGTCGTTCGACGGCTCGGGTAGCGCTCTCCCCGACAATAATGAAATTCTTGAAGCGCTGATAGCAAGCATCAATCGCAATGTATTCCTCGGCGATTGTTGATTTAGCTGCGCCGCGAAAGGCCAATTCGAGTACTCGGTGCGAGGGACCGTGAAGATCGTCGATGATCTCGAAATGAAAAGGGGGTGTCGCATCGGGATGCCTGTGCGGGAACAGCGCTTGGTGCGCCAGACGGTGATCGAGGCCGAGACGTACGATCAGGTCTTCCTTATCGCGCTCGGTCTGCGTAGTCATTTCCAGATCATACCTAAGCCGGACTGTTCGAGTGCTGCTATGGCAACGTCGCCCATCGCGAGAAGTATCATGCCATGCCCCGGACTTCCACCAATAGAACCGTCAGGGCGCACAAACTTTGTCTTGCCTCGTGGAAACAATCGGGCATGTGTAAGTGGAACTAAATCATGAAACCAACTCGCAGAAGTGTACGCACGCACTATCGCAATTCCATTCGCGTGCTGTATGAACTTCTCCAACCATGGCACTTGTCCTAAGCGGCCACCGAACGGTGGGTTTACCCACACCATACCGAACCACGGCTGTGCTAGTCCATCTTCCGCGATGGTGTACACATACTTGCACGGCACCCAATGGGTCGGTCCCGGCGAACACGGATCGAGATCGAAGACGAGCCTAAGTGCATCAAACAGTTCGGAAGGCGTATACCACTCGTCAGTTTCTCCGACGCACGTTTCCCATTCGCTCATTTACGTGTGAACATGTCCGGCTGAAGTATCAAGTGCTTCATGCGGTCGAGCAACCAGTTCGTATGTGCAATATCATGCCCCTGATCGAGAAATACGAGACTGCCATCCTCTAACTCGCTAAGCACCAATACGTTCGGCAAATTCATTTTTGCCGCGTACGCCAGCACATCCTCGACGCTGCGAAAATTCTCCGGCACGCGCGCCAGGATCACGTCGGCCATTAGTACGCATCCTTGATGTTGGCATGCCAGTACGAGCCCGGCGAGCGCGCGTTGCGCAATTCGTTGAACACGGTGTCGGGCACACCCTCGTAGGTGTACGTCCGCCCATCGGTGAACGCGATGTTGAGCGTCTGCGTCGCGTCGTCGTAGCTGGCTTCGCGTAGCGCGGTGCTTTGCAGGGGGACGGTGATCTTAGTCATGGTGACGACCTTCTGCGCGACGTTCGCGCTGCGTGAGTTCGGCTTCCAGCACAATCCTAATACTCGCCAGCGCCAGATTGCTTCCAACTCCGTGTCGGATATCAGATCGATGTTGCTCATATTTAAATTCTGCCCTATTGTGTTAACCTTGTCAACTCTGGAGGGATCATGTGGACAATTAAGCCGCAGACGGTTGTCGCCGGGATTTATCGTATTGAGTTTAAAGCTGCAGGTGAAGGCGGCAAACACACGGTGGATGTGGCTACGTGGGATGGTGGCTGCCGCGTGCGCATGTACTTCAGTGACGCTGGTGACGTGCTGAGCATTCGTGAGTTGACACCTGCGGGTGACGCGCCTAAGTGAATGCTTCGGGTTTCCACCCGTCTGCGGACTGGTATTTGTTGCGTGTGGTTTGTTGCTGCGTCGAACGAAAGCCCCTGGCCGAAAGGTTGGGGGCTTTTTTCGTGGGTGATGGGGTAGTATTTATAGGGATAGGATTTAAGTCTTAAAAATTTTGCGATATGTAAGTCAGGTCATAAAACCGCATTTGGGGGCGTCCGGCCCTCAGCTATCCCGAGTTAAGGTCTTTGTATAAAGCTCTGCGGGTTTGGTGTATAGAAGGCGTCAGACTAGTTATAAAGGTACGGTATAAACACTATAAATATTAGTATGACCGAAATTGCATGTTGTTGAAATACAAAGAG